GCATTTTTATTGACAACTTCAGCCCCGTCCATGATGCGCTTGAGCATGTCAAAGCGGTCTTGGTTCAGCTCATTGGCCACCACGTTGGATGGGTTGGCGGCAATCAACAGCATACCGTTACCAGCTGTGGGCTCGTACACGGTGGTCTTGTTGGTGATGCCGGCCAGCTCAGACGCCACATACGCCAAAGGGGCAGGGGTGGAGTAAGCCTGATTGGCCACACTGGTTGAGCTGCGCACGTTCAGGTTGGGCTGGCGCTCATACAGGTCCACCAGCTTGTCGTAGATCTGGTCTACGGTCAGCTTATCTTTACGGCCAGCTTCCACGATGTCACGTGCGGCCAGGACAATACCTGCCTCGATGGTTTCATCGGCTTGCTTGGCTGACTCGCTACCGGGGCGGATCTCGATACCAAACTTTTCCGAGATGAATTTGCGTGCAGCCACGATGCCGGGGAAGTCATCACCTTCAGCAAAGTGTTCAGCAATCGCTTGAGCTACTTCAAACTTCTGCTCGGGGTTGCTCAACGTGAAGAGCTCTTCCTCGGGGGCTGCTTCGTTCAGCTCATCCAAAGACTCAACGGCCACCACGTCCTTCTTGGAGCTGGCACCCTGGTCCTGATACTTGCCGGCCATGCCAATGTAGGCGCCTTGCAAGTGGTCCAAGGTGATCATGTCCGCAGCATCCTTGCCCAGCTTATCGCGGATCGTGTCCATGACGAACTTGGCGGCTTCTTTGAACTTGTAGTAACCCTTGCGGAAGGCTGCGTCCATCAAGCGTGTGAGCACAGGCAACAGGGCTTGCTCTTGCTCAGGCATCATGTTCTTGCGCACGCCCTTGGTCAAAATCATGCTTAGATCGGCCAAGGCATCATCAAAGTCTTGGTCGGCCTTAGCAACTTCAGGCGTCTTAACCGGCGCTTCCTTTTGTGCAACAGCTTTGGCGCGTTCTTTTTCCGTGGCTGTTTTGGCTTTTTCCAACGACTCACGAATGATGCGATCATCCTCGGAGCGAGAAACTTTTTGCTCTTCAGTTAACTTGCCATGTGCATCCACCAAAGCCTTGGCAAAGCGATCACCCATGCGAGTGAATTGTGGCTTTTTACCTGGCTCTTGCGTGACAATACCGCTGCCCTTCATCCATCCAACCGAAGAGGCATCAGCCACTTTTTTGGTTTTAATTTTGTCGATGGCAGCAATTGCTTTTTCCGCAGTAGGTTGCGGAGAGTATTTGCCAATTTGATTCTGACGCGCAATTTCATCTGCACGCTTCAACATGTCGGCATTAGTGGTCACTGGTTTGACGGCATCGCTGCCCTCTTGCACAGTCACAAACATCTTGCCTTTGTTAACCGCATCCTGGACTTCTTCAGGCGTAGTGACTGGCTGGAGGTTGGCCACCCCGTCAGTTGAGCGATCTCCAGCGTAGTGCTTAACAGGAGTACCGTCAAACATCTTGGTAGCAAGTTCGTTGGTGGCGGTATTAAAGAAAGCCTCGTCGCTAGTGTTGGCAAAATCACTGGCTTCGCTGATGTTGTCGTTGCCGCGCAGATCTTTTTCTTTTACGGCCAAGCCAGACGTGGGAATCATGGCTTTCTTTTGAGCCATGAGCTGATCAATTTCCGCATCCCTCGCAGGATTGGGCGTTTTGTCCTTGATGGACTCCAGCATCAGCTGTTTCACCCGAGCATCAATCTCTGCTTCCGTAGTTAATTTAGGTGCAGCTGGCGGCTGTGCTGGTGGAGTAGGTTTAACTTCGGGAGCAACAGCTTGGGTGGTGACCTCAGCCGCAGGAACAAAATCCTCTGTTGAGCCTTCGCCTGTAAATGTGCCAGCGGCATTAGGAAACTTGACGCGCACATACGAGACGCCTTTTTCCTCAAAAGGTTTGCCCAGCACTTTAACCGGGGTTCCTTGCCAGAACGCAGGTTGTTCGGCGACTTCAGCGGCAGGTACTTGCGCTTCTGCGGGCTTGACTTCAGGCGCCGTAACAGGCTTCTCAGCAGGCTTGGTACCCAAGATAGCTTCCAGCTCTTGGAGCATGGCATCGCGGTCCACCGAGGTCTCTTCGGCAGGAGCTGTGGGTGCGGCGGCGGGCGCTTCTACCGGTGCGGCTGGCTCAGGAGCTTTAGGCTGGAGCGCGGCAATGCCTTGAGGTTGCTCAGTGGCAGGCGCAGCAGGCAGGTTCTCAGGCTGGAATGTAGGCTCGATACGCTCAGGTTTAACCAGTGCTTCCAGGCCGGCAGGTGGGCGCTCGGCGGGTGGGGGAGCTGCTTTCTCACGTCTGCCCAGCAATTGACTTGCACCAGTACCAGCCATGCCCATGGCCGCACCAGTCAACAGACCCATAGCAGACGCTTCAGCCACGCCTTCCATGAGTGGTTTGTCGGTGGCGTAGTTCATCCACATCTGCTCTTGCGCAGACTGTGGCAGTTCTTCAAACACGCCCTCGGACACGCCAGACGCACCAGCACGTTTGGCAAAATCACCAATGGACTTGGACCTGCCATTTGCAGAGCCTGTGGCCAACATGGTTTCCACGTCATCCAAGCCAAGCTTATTGGCCAGACGACCAGCCACAGCGCCAAACGCGGCAGTGCCAGCGCCTGAGCCCACGGCAGCCAGAGATTGCTTGGGAGTCAAAACGCCAGTCGGGGATTCTTGACGCATCTGCTCAGCAGCAGAGCCGGCGCCCAGGATACCTTCACCCAAGGCTCCAGCCAACCAAGGAGCCAAGGCAGGCGCAGCTTTCATCAAGCCACGGGCGGCGCCAGCACCACCAACCATTTGAGGCAATGACTCAACGGCAGAGGAGGCGATTACGCTTGGGTTTTGCAGTCCGGCAAGCAACGTAGGACCAAAGCCTTTGGCCTCGCTGACTTTACGATTGGCTGCTTGCTGGGCTTCAGACAAGTAGGTATCCAGGATCGCCTTGGCTTCTTTGGGCTTGTATCCCTGGTCTTCAAGGAACTTACCCACACGCCCCATGGTCGGGATGTCGGCCAGGCCCACGAATGCTTCGGGCAAACCGATGGCTGACTTGAGCAACGTAACGCCCGAGTCCACCACCACATCAGACACTGAACGGTCTGGGTTTTCTTCTTTGCGCTTGGCCACCGCGGCCAGATAGTCTTGTGCGTTGAGCGAGCCATTGGGCTGGACCAGCGGGGCAACTGGGGCAAGCGGGGCAGGCTTGGTTGCCCTGGGCGCTGCCATGATGGAGGCACCCATTTCTTCCCCCATAGGGGAGCCAAGTGATGGACGTTCGGGCTCCACTGGCTGGGTGGGAGTGTATTTACTATACCGCGCCAACAATTCAGTTTGCGTGATACCCTCTGGGACACCAGTAACAATGGTGCCATCTGGCATTCTTACGTCCATACCGACCTCTTATTTTGGAAGTTGGTCAAATGATACCGTACCAGCGGGTTTGGCGGCGCTAGTTTTGCCAGGATACCAACCCCAATCCGCCATGGATTTAAAACTTTCGTCAAATGTTTTTGGTTTGGCAAGTGGCTCAGCCATGTCCGACATTTCTGCCAACGGCGGCAACAATTCTGGATGCCGTGAAAAATACGTTTTCATCTTTTCGTGCATCGTTCTTTGCACTTGGCGGTACTGATCTGACCCAGGCTCTTCAAATTCCAACTTTTTGGCCAAGCCCTTGATCTCAGGATCTTGGTTGACCTTGCCCATAATGCGGTTGAAGTTGATGTCTTCCGCAGTGGGCTTGGTCAGCTCAGCCAGATCTTGCTGACGGCCCATGAGTTCCAAATGCTTTGTTTTATAAGCAGCATCAGCGGCGTTGGCAGAGGCAGTAAGCCTGTTGCGCTCCGCGGCCATTTTTTCTGTGCTAACACGATCCAAATATTTCTGGGTTACTTCCGTGGCCAGCTTCTCTGCTTCAAAAGCGTTGCCGGTGACCTTCAAGGCAGTCTCGTAGTTGGACTTATACGCTTGATCAAACGCAGCACGACCCAAGCCAAACATTTTCTCTTTGGCGCCGTACATCAGGTCGGCCTTCTTCTGGCCAACTTCCAAACCCTGCTTGGTCAACTCAAACTGCTGAGCCTGTCGTTGAGCATTCAAATCATTCTGGGCCCGGGCAGCAGCAGAGCCAGACTCCATCCATGTGCGACCTCTGGGAGTAGCAGCCACTTGGCCCAAGTACTCCAGCAAAGCGTCCATGCCCGCCTTGGGAGCTTCCAGTTGCTTCTTGCGGCTTTCATACTCAGCCATTAAGCGGTCGTAGCCAGACAAGTCTTGCTCGCCAACTTGGGCCTTATGCTTGCGAATGACTTCCGCCTCGGCTTGCTCGGGGTTCTGATTTAAACCACGAGACATAATCGCGCGCGCACGCTGCACGTCTTCAGCCGGCATGACGTTGGCCATGGGCATGGTGTTGGCGTTGTTAAGAGCTTCAGTCACGGCAGGATCGTAAGAATTATCACCCCGCTGTGCCTGAAACGCTTGATTTACATCCTCTCCAGCCGCAAACGCAACGATGCCGCCACCGGCCATGTGCTGACCCATATTTGATTGCAGCTGCTGAAGGCCTGGGCGAGGCATACCCTGGGCCATCATTTGAGGTGCGCCTTGGGGCATACCTTGGGACATTGCTTGGGGCATAGGCCGTCCTTGAGGAGCACCTTGTACGGCTTGCATCAATTGTTGGGCGACGGTCGAGGGAATCTGTTGGCTCATGGCTTGTTGGCGCTGCAAAGCGTTTTGTTCCTCTTGAATGTCTTGCAATGCCATTAAGTTACGCAGGTCAGGCGGTAGATTCGGGCTGCCCTTTTGCTCTTGTTGGACTTTTTGCTGGAGTGCGCCAGGATTACCCATGTACGCAGAGGAAATTTGATTAACGCTGGGTTCAAACATATCTGTTCCTTAGCCGGCAACTGTGTAACCGAGATTTTTCAACAACTGTCCAATCGTAGAGGCACCACCCGCCGCAGCTTGCAACGAATTAGGTTGAGCCATTGTGTAGTTCTGCGCTGTGACCGGCAAGCCGTTGAACATGGATTGCAAGTACTGCAATTTTGTGTAGGGGTCTTTACGAGCCTCTTCAAACTGAGCCTTGTCAGCCGCGATGCCCTCGGACTCAATACCGCGCTGAGTAGTACCCAGAGTTGCCTGAGTGTTCAGGTTATTGATGCCAATCTGGTTGGCAGTCGCAGCGCCTCCAATGCCAGCGCCCAAAGCAGCCAACTTGTTGCTTGCGCCAAACTGATTCTCAGCCATCTGACGGTTCTGGTCAGCGTTAAATTGCGCCACGGCCTTGTCGTACGCGGTGTTGTACCCAGTGCCGGTAATACCAGCCAAAGTCGAGTTCAGGTTGCGGTTACCTTCTGACGCCATGATTGCTTGACGTCCACCACCAAACGCGCCAGCAGATGTGGCCCGGGCTTTATCAGCTTGCGCCTGAATGTCTGCCGTACGACGAGCTTCTTCTAACTGAGGATTAAGCGATGCTTGCAGGTACGGATTCATGTACTGCTGGGCAAAGTCTGCATTGAACGACGAAGTCGTGGGGGTGTAGTTAAAGTTACCGGCTTGCTGGGCAAAGTCAGTAGCCATGCCGCCACCCATAGGCAAATTGGCGGCAGTATTAAACGCTTGGTTCTGCAAGTCTGATGCGCCAGCAGTTAATGGGCCGGTGTAGGCTTGATATGGTGTGTTGGCCAGAGCTTGTGCTTGACCCAACATTTGAGTCATTGCGGGGCCCGCCCAGTTGGACAGATTTTGTTCTGTGCCCGTCACGCCAGCAGCCGCTTGACTGGCGATAGTGTCGCCGGTGGCGTAGCTTTTAATGCCGCCGCCTTGAGCGTAGCCCACTGAACCACCAGGCATAAACTTGTTGGGATTGATCTGCTTGCCCTGCTCTTTTGAGCCTGTACGCGCTTTACGGATTCTTTCCATCATGTTTGCCAATTTACGTGAGCCTTCGTCCATATCACCATCTCCAAGTTTTCTTACCATTTCGGGCGAAACGTAGGCTTCCTCATTGGCCACCAGCGCTTTCTCTCGGCCTTCAATAGAAGCAGGAATAGAGTCGCTCATGCCGTCACCATGTCCACGAATAGGCTCTGCGCCAAGCCTGTGCTCAAGCAACTTCAGGCCGGCTTCGCTGCTGCCGTTACCAAAGTGAGATACCACGTCTGCAGGAATGACAAACCCGCCGTGGTCAAGGTTGGTTAAGCCGCCATGAGCAAATACATACGCGCCATTGGCGGGGTCACCAGCATACGCAGTGGGTTGAGATGTATTGTTTTGCGGCGTGCTGGGGTGTGAAGCATTCCAGTTTGCCATGGACTGCTCCATGATGGACTTTGCTTCATCTGCGGATTTGCTGGACAAAACAGACTGCTCATCTGCTGTCAGATCACGACCGTAGATGTTGTGCGCCAAGTCAGCCAATGAACTAGCGGCAGGTGCAGCGGTAGACTGGTTTTGAATGCCGCCAAATTGCCCAGATGCCATAGACTTCGCCACTTCCGCATCATGCGCAGCTTGCAAGTCAGCTTGTGATGGAGTGGTATCTCCGGCAAGACCGACCGATTTAACGATATCATTAACTGATCCAGTGTTGTTTCCGGTGCTGTTTTCGGTGGAGTTTGGGTCATAAACATTTGGCAAGTCATGCGTAGAAAGCTGTAAGGCTTTTGTTTTTGGGATTGTGTCAACACCACCTACGTCTGGCTTGGGCTGGTTTGTATTACCAGCCATCAATTTACCCAAATCTCCTACGCCCCACATACCATTTGAAGCCGCCGCTAATTGTTCAGGCGTAAATGTGGTGGTCTTCAAAAAGTTTTGAAGTGTGGCTTGAGGGTCAGTACCGGGGTTAGCGCTCAATTTGGCCAACGCATCTTGTGCGGCTTTGATCTTGTCGTCTGTAGCGGCAATATTCCAAGGATGCACCGTGTCAATGATGTTGCCGTGAGCCATCAAATAATCTTGTTTTGCCTTATTTTCAGCGGCGGCTTCTGACTTTTTCATGTAACGAGGTACGCCATTTGCATCTGTTACAACAGAACTTATCTCGTCGGGGCCGGGCTCAATAATGTTGCCGTTGGCATCTTTAATCCCACCATTTGCCACAACAAATTGAGTGTTAGGAAATGTACTATCTTGCGCTGCTCGGCCAGCTTGCTGTTCCGCATACTCCATTGCATTTTGTTTTACACGTTTTAATGCGTCCGCATCTGATTCATTGTACAAATGTGGGATCAAAGATGGGTCTTTGACGTATTTATAAAATGGGGAGTTTGGGTCAATATGAAACGCATCAAGCTTAGCTTGCGCTGCAGCATCTTGTTGTTTTTTATACGCCACCATTTGCGCATATTGCGCGTCAGTTGCGGGGCCACCACCGCCCACTGTAAAGCCGCCACCCGCTGGCGTGCTGGCCGCAGGTGCATTATTTGTTACGGTGTTTGCCGCTGTATTTGTTACTGCGTTGGCAATGCCGGTGTTTGTAGCAACAGGCACATTAGTCTTGGTTGCGGTTGGTACGCTGGCAATTTTCTGAATACCTGATGGGGTAGACGCAGCAAGCTGAGCAATACGTTGTTGATTCAAAGCCGCAATCTGTTTGGCCAAGTCGCTATTTCCACCTGCCCCAGTCAGACCTTTGCCATATTGATCACCCCACTCGTTGTATGTGCCTTCTTGAGTGGCTTTCTTGTACAAGTCAGCAATTGGCGTAGATGTGTCGGAAACAACTTTACCTGTTGCGTCTGTGTACTTCACGCCTGTGCCGTAGTTGATACCACCAGAGCCGGGACGACGACCGGGAGGAGGCTCAGTCAACATGGGCTGGCTGGCTGTCAGCGTAGGGATGCCACCTTGGTAACCTGTGGGCTTGCTAGAGTAACCGCCCAAACCCGCCAAACCTGCCAAAGCGCCTGCACCAATGCCCATTTTTGCAAGGTCGGCTGGCGTTAAATTTGTTTTTAACAGATTGTTCAGTTTGGCAAGAACGCCCGGGGTGTAATCGGTTGGAGGATTGGCCGCAAATAACTTTTGCACTTCAGCCGTACTAATTGGGACGATATTGCCGCCGCTATCTTCATAAGTCCAATTACCGTTTTTGTCTTGCGTGTAATTGGTACCCTTAATATTGGTGGAGTATCCGTAATCGATAGCAGTATCGTTGCCCGTGCCATCGTCATACCAATCACCACTCCATTCGTCGAATACCAGTGCCATATCAGCTCCTCAATAATTGCAAGAGAGCGTGGATGTCACCACCGCTCGCGTAGTTTTGTTGGTCTTGCGAGTCTTCTAAAGCTTTAACAATATCAGCTTCAGAGGACTTTTCTTTGTTTGCCGAGGGAGCAGGCGTATGGTCGTAAATGCTACCACCAAATAGCTCCTCAAGGGGGTGTGTACGCAAAACATCATTGCCACCCATCTTGACCACATCTGCCGGGTTCAGTCCGTACCAGGATGGGATGGCAGTGGGATTGCTTGCTGGGGTTGTGGCCGTGGGTGTCCCAGTAGGCGTGCCTGTCTTGACAGGTGTCTGCGTCTTTGTCTGCGTTAAGCTACTTAAAGATTGGCTGGCATCTGCACTTTTTTCAATATCCGCCCCCGTTTTGGCGGTTCCCGTGATTGGCGTCTTGTAGTCGTATGCAGTCTTTTCCCCGGTCACAGGGTCTGTGCGCGTCCATTGGCCAGAAGTTTGGTCAAATGACCAATCCTTCATGTTGCTGACGTTGCCCGATGTCTGCGGGTTGATTTGTCCGTAAGTTGTGCCGCCTTCGGGGTTGGGTACAAATTTGCCAGACACTTCATCCCAGTCGCCCTTGGTATCTGGCGGGTACTCATTCTGAGATTGAGCGGCACTAGGGCTGCTAGACAAGTAAGGGGCCAATGTCTGCAAAAAATCATCATTAGCCTTGTTGAACTCAGCCTCAGTTGGCGTGTTTGTGGCGTTAGCCATTGCCGATGTACCAGCTTTAAACGCAGCTTGAGCCAAGGATACGGGGTCAAGTTTGCCGGTGCGCAATGTGTTTGAAACCGCCTTGGCGACCAAGGTCTGTGTGCTTTTGTCCAAACTAGAAAAGCCCGGGATGTCACCAATAATTGCGCCAACACCAGCATCCATGCCACCCGTCAACAACGCTGCTACGGGGTCAATCTTTCCTTCGCTGGTTACAAACGACTTGGCTGCGTTGGCTGCAATGTTGGCGCCGGTTTGACCCAGAACATCAATCAAACTTTCCGAACCGCTCACCAAGTTACCAGCTTCCCCGCCCGCCCACGATAACGCAGCGGCTTTCAAAATGTCCGATGGATTTTGACCTTCTGCAGCATGCAACAAACCAACACCAATTGGCCCACCAAAATATGCCGCAGCAAGGTTGGCTACCGTATTGAGGATTGGGCTGCCTTGCAAAAGATTTGCAAGATCATTACTAGAGTGCTGAGTAGTGTAAAAATACGGATTGCCTTGCGCATCAAACTGCACACGATAAGCTGTGTTTCCTTCGCCAGCATACGTGCCGCCAAAAGCATTGCCTGTGGTGCGTTCGTTGTAGTTGCTGAGAATGCGTTCGCCAGTCAGTTTGTTGATGAAACCTTGTCCCGTAGCCACAGGAACAGTCATGTTTCCATCGGAATCCGTTTTTACTTTTTTCTGCTGCTCTTCAGTCAATGGCGTAAAAACATCAATGGTTGAGTTATCGTACTCACCGCCAGAGCCAGTATTCTGAGAAGTAATAACGCCCAACTGTTTTGTTACAGTTTTGGGATCAACTTCTTTTTGAATATATTCGTCTGGATTGTTGGGGTCAGCAACGCTCATGTAGTACTTGCCACCTGACGGCTGCACTGCTATACCATTGGTAGTTACGTAACGAGAGGTAACCGCTGTCGGCTCGTAATACGTACCTTGACCAAGTTGATGGATGTCCGTTACGCCAGAGGCAACAAGCTCTTTTGCCATGTCCAGCGCGTTGGCTTCAGCCGAGCCAAACCCCTGACCCGTCCACTTGGATGTCAGGCCTTGCGACAAGATCTGTTGTTTGACCTTGTCAACAGCAGCCTGACTCATCTTGACTTTTTTGCCGCCGTACGTGTCCTCGATGTACTGGTCAATCTGCGTTTGTGTAGGTGTGGTTGCCATGTCAGACCTTCACTTTCAATACGTTGCCTGCTGACGTGTCTCGGTACACATCGCCCGGGCGCAGCGTAGCTACAGACGCCTCAGTCGGCAGGGTCTTTAAATCAATGTTCAGCTTGGCAATGTTGATGGGCTGCACGGCGTTAACTTGTTGAAAGAACAAGTTCAAGATGTTTTGCATCTGAGCCATGAACGCTTGCTCGTATTCTCTTGGAGCAGACGTGGGCCGAGGCGGCGCGACAATGGTGAACAAGCTCATGAGTTACCTCGACGGCCATCGGATTGCAGGTCGATACGTGGTGCGCCAATCTGGAACGCGCAGCCAACTTGGCTGGAGTCAATCCTGAACACCATCTGCCGACCACGCACACGGATAAAAACCTGTCCAGTAAACTGTTCAACAGGTACAGTGGTAATGCGCTGCACCGTTGCAAAGTTGTCACCGCCTTCAGAGGCAGGATTGCTGTAGCCCGAGCCAGAGTTGGCCAGAGGAATCAGCGTCATGGTCACTTGTGGAGTGATAGCGTCAGACGAGCCACGGAATGTCAAATCAGGCAGGATACGGCGCACAAAGCCAAAGTTGTGGCCATCATCAATGTCAAACTCAGACGAGGCAATCAGCGCAGTAATTGGCTGGGGAGTGCCCGTAGAGTTATCGTCTACGCCAAACTCGTGGTTCACAATGTTATTGATGTACGTAGCTGCCAAAGGATAATCCCGCAGGCCAGAGTCCAGCCACGCTGTGCGGGCCATTAAACCGTAGTACCACACGTCTTCAAAGTAGTTGTAGACAACATACTTGTCAATTGCCATCGAGTTAGCTGAACAATAGAAAAACCAGACTTCGTTAAAGCCTTCGTTGGTGCTGGCAAAGAACTGAGCCTTTTGAGCCAAGTTAATGTCGCTGTACACGTACTGGCGCAAGTCGCAACGCAAAGTTTGTGTGCGGCCATCGTATTTGTAGAACTTGTCAACGCCCATCCAATACACCGTACCCGATGCCAAGGCCGTTGCGTTTTCGCTCACAATAGAAATGTTGTCAGCCAATAATTGAGAACCCCAAACAATCGGTGGCCCCTGATACTGAAGCGAGTAAACCGATGAGTCAGTCCACACCAAGATTTCCTGACGCGCCTGTAAGGCAGTAATGATTTGAGACCCGTGCGACAAGAGCAAACTTCCCGCTTGGTTGGTAGCGGCTGGTGTCCACTGAGTTACAGATTCCTGATCCGACCAACGCAGCAGCATGGGGTTTTGGGTAACGCTACCGTAGTCATTACAGCCAAACGCAAACACAAACCGAGATGCGTCCGATACCGCTAAGTAGTTTTGCACGATGGGTGCATCAACAATGTTGGACACATACACACCTGAGCCTGTGGACGAAGCGTTAATCAAGTTGCCCGCACTGTCCACCAATTTGTAAGTCAGGCCATTGACGTTCGAGACATAGTATGTTGTGCCTGCGGCTACGCCAGAAGGCATGGAACCTGTAGCGTTAAATTGCAAAGCTGTGCCGTTGGTAAACACAACCGTGCCCGTCACAACCGTAGGACTTGCGTTGGTAAACGTGGCCGTACCCCCAAGGCTTGAAATGGAAGTGGCCCGTGTTGTCAAAGATGTGGAGGCTTGCCAGTAATAAATGCCGCCGCCGCGTGGGCCAAAGATCAAGTTCTCGCCAAAGTTATCTTGGCTCCACAGCCGGATGCTGTAGACCGATGGAGAACCAATGCCCCAAGTACCCGAGCCCCAAGTACCAGCGCCCCAACCCACTACGGGAACAGCAAACGCAGGGCCGACGTTAATTTGATAGGCCGCCACCACAGACGAGCCGCCGCCTGTAGCGTTTGACGTAGCCGCCGTAGCAGCTTGGATGGTATACGTGGTGGCGCTTGTTCCAATGGTGGAAATTTGATACTCGCCGCTGATGGTCAAACCACCGACCGCAGTGGCACCACTGAACGTAACAAAGTCGCCGTTCACCCAGCCGCCAGTAGAGTCAGTAACAGTTACGGTTTTGGATGTGTTTTGTGTAACAAACGGGTTGGCACCCAAAGTAACGGTTTGGCGCAGCGGGGTAATGTCGTTGTATGCCCCGCCGTTCTCAATGTAAAACTTCAGGTTTGTCCCAACCCCAAGCAAGTTCTGCCCGCTCAGGGTGATCCAGTTCCACAATGACCGGCATACGCCCAAAAAAGTAGAAGCGGAAATGCGTGACCAGCCACCAATTTTTTCAGGTGTGCCCTGACGAAAACGCATATTATTGGATTCATACCACCCGCCCACAGATTCCGTCGCACTGGCAACCGCGCCCAACGACTCGGATGCGTAGCGCGTGTTTTCCCGGTTGACGCCGGGACGGAACATAATCTTTTTTAAGGGCACGGGTTACCTCATGCGGTTAAGACACTGAGGGCGGTGTTGATGTGAGCAACCCTGTCGTCAAGCCCGATTGTGCCACCGTTAATCTTCTTTGTCATCCCTGTGTAGTCTTTGGCATCCGCTTCTTTGTTTAAACCCCGCTTGTTCCAAAACCACCCAGCAGTCAGGGCTGCGTATTTGGGGATAGCCACAAGGTCAGGGCTGTGCATAAAGTCCACGCCCAAGGCATCTCCGGCCAGCGTGTAGGAGTCCTTGCCTGTCAACTGGATGCAACCGCGACCAATGTACAGAGCGCCATCACCTTCTTCGTTGTTACCCATCCGGCCAGAGTAAACCTTCTCGGCAATCTTCTCGGGGTTTCTGTGGAAAGGTTTTGCGGCTTCCAATGAAGGAAAACGGCTGGGCCAGACCCGGCATAGACTTTCTGCGCTGTAGTTCAGGTTCTCGTGCAAGACCTTAAAGCCGCCGGATTCGTGGTAACACTGACCTATAAACGCAGCCATCCGCAGTGGGGTGTTGATCTCATACCTCTGGAACGTTTCGTTCAAAGGCTCCAGCCACTCTGGGTCGATCTTCAGGGCGTGCAGTTGTTCAGCAGTAATCATTGAACAATCCTCATGATTTTGTAGACGGTGTTGTAGGAGTCGATGCAGGCGTTGAGTTTTCGGATGGCTTCGTCTCCGTCGTCGGTGATGGCGACAAGAGATTGAGCAAACGCTGGGTCAAGTTCGGCTCTTGGGGGGTTATTTGGGTTGGCAGTGGTGGCATCTGCGGTGGGACATACGGGGCTTTTGGTGGCGATTGACAGCCGCAAAGTGCCATCAGCAATAGCGGTATTACGCTTAACAATTTCAACTTTGGCATTGGCACTGGCCTCCTGAAGTTTGCTGGATAGGGTGGTGACCTTGTCGTTCATGTCCTGTTCGGTCTTGCGTGCCTCTGCATTGAGCCGGGCAATTTCAACCTGCTGCTCCATAACCGCTTGGGCGTACCCCTGATGATGCCCGCCAAAGTACGAGCCAGCAAGCGCCAGCGCGATGGACAGGAGCACCCAAGGGTTGAGCAAAGACATCACTCGCCGCCTTCTTTGTCAGAGATGTGGATGCCCGTAATCAAGCCAATGAACCCGCCAACGATGGTTTGGAAGGCTGGGCCAATGATGTCATACACCACCTTGTTGTCCACAGTGGGGTCGTAGATGCCAAGCAAAAACATGTAGATCATGCAGCCCACAACGCCCATCAAGGACAGAGCGGCAATCACTGTAACAACACCTTTTAAGTTCAACATACTGCACCTCAGAACGGTAAAAAACTCAACGCCTTTTCCATTGCCCGCTTGGCAAGTGGCTCGGGCAAAACATAAACGAAGTCAAGGAACCACCAGACGCAAGCAACTTTGCAAAACAGTCTGAACCATTTTTTGAAGCCCTCGACGATCTCATCCATGATTCCTCAACTGGTAGATGCCATAGCCCACCATAGCGATCAGCAAGATGGCGGCAAGGGAACCCAGCACAATCTCAATGGCCTCTTGCGCTTCCTTTTTCTTCTTGGCAGCAGCATCTTTTTCCCGCTTGGCCGACTTGGCAAACTCGGCTTCCATCGTAGCCGCGCGGGCTTTGATGCGGTTCCAGAGTTCCATGTGGTTGGGGTAGAAGAGCTTGTTCTTCACGTCCTCTTCAAACTGCCTGCTGCGCTCAAGCGCCATCTCAATTTCCATTGCTTTACCCAGCGCGGAGCCCTTGAACGTGCCATTCTTGGATTCGACTACAACCTGAAGGGCATTCGCTTTGGCATCAAAGTATCGGCCCAAAAAAGGGCCGAGGGACTCTACGTTTTGAGCGGTGTTTGCCGCTTTCTTTACGAGATTGACTGCGGAGTTAATCGCGTCCAGTGCTTCAGACGGATCAATTGGGATCATAGCTACCTCATCAGCATGGGCCAGTGGTGCAGGTCAAGCTGGTGCTCGAACTTGTAGAAGTGCTGGTCGTGGTACTGACCGCGTGGTTGTCGGTTGGACGGTTATCGGTTGTGTATGTGCCCGTGCCCAGCACGCCAGTGCCCGACATTGTGGTTTGGGTGTAAGTACCGTTGCCAATCACTCCTGTACCAGACAGCGTAATGTTGGGTTGTGGTGCTTGAATTTTACCAGCGATGGCCGTTGCGGCAGTCAAACCTGCGGTGGCTGTGTTGCCAATTGCAGTGAAGCCTGCGGAGGCCGATGCGCTTGCAGACGAGAAGCCAGAAGCCGCAATATCGCTTGTTGCTTTAAAGCCTGTACCAGCCATGCTCACAAATGCAGTCGAGGTTGCTGTCTGCACGTCACGGTTGGAGTTGGCTTGTGCAATACCAAGAGTCGTAGCGTTGTTGGACTGCGCAATCGCCACTGCGCTTTGCTTGTTCACAGCGTAGACCTGACCTACTACCGGGAGCAAAGCGCCAGTGAAAGACAAGGCGTAATCTGCCCAGTGACGGGGTGCGTTGATCTGTTGTTGCTGCTGACCACCGAAGCCATTGATGCTCATCACGGCTGCTACTTTGGCGGTGGTGTCGCCCATTTTGGCGATCTCAGCAAGGGCTGCATACTTGGCAGCTTGGGCCTGCGCTTGAGCTTTCTGGGCTTCGGCGTAGGCGGTGTATTCGTGGGCACAGCCCGTCAGGGCGAGTGCGAGGACTGCAATCAGGGCTGTGCGGTTCATGGATTACTCCGAAGTTTCTTTGTCCACGGCTGGCATGGGGATTTGAGGGATAGTCTGTTCGCGGATTGACTGCACCAAGTCAGCCACCTGCTCGTAAGGCGCTTTGGCCAATGCGGCCAATACCAAATTCACTGCACCCAAGGGCAGCTTCAATTCGACGGGCGTGTTCATCTCTTCACTCATGTGTAACTCCAGCATCGGCTGAGAAGGGGCAGCCGTGTAACCCCGTATTATTTTAGGCGCTCCAAGGAAGCGGTGTGTTCTCAGGCGAGACAGGCGGGGTAATCATGCTGTCGATCTGGCCTTGCACACACGCCTGTGCACTTGCAATGGCTTCAGCGGGAATCCAACCAATTACCGTGGCTTCCGTGAGGTTTGCGTAGGGAATAAATGTGGATTCTTGTTGGCTGTCAAAGATGGTGTTGCCATCAATTTCAGCGGTGTACTGTCCATCCACACCAGTGACTTTCCAAATAGCGTTAACCACATAGTTGGGATCGGGCTGTTGCACTGTGTACATAGCCGTGATGGTTGTCGTAAATGTCGTTGCCATGATTAGGCTCCTTTAGCTTCAAGTTGTGCCACACGGGCGGTTAATTCTTTGACTGCATTGATGAGATGCCAAGTCAAATTGGTTGTATCTACCGACATAACACCAGTGGATTCTGTTTTAACGCAATCAGGAAGAATGGCTTGGAGTTCTTGGGCAATTGCACCCAACTGAACTCCAGCAACATTGACCGCATTTGATTTGTCCAGTTCTGTAATTTCTTCTGGCAAACGGTATTCAAAATTGCGGACTTGGATTTTGTTGATGGCATCCAAGCCAACAGTGTTGTCAACAATGTTTTTCTTCAAGCGTTGGTCAGAAGTAATTGACCAAGTAGCAGAGTTATTTCCTTGGTATACAGCACCAGTTCCAGCAGAGCCGGGAGCAATAAATCCAGTGGAAGAGCCTTTACCACTTACAGAGGCACAAGAAACTGTAATTGAATAATTATCGCCACCTGCGGATGTAGATGCGCCCGCTCCAAGTAAAGTATTGTTTGTTCCAGTTGTAAGGTTTGTTGTGCCATAACCTGCTTGCAAACCTATACAAGTATTGGTAGTTCCAGTTGTTACAGGGAATCCAGCTTGAAAACCTAAAAATACGTTACTAGCGCCTGTTGTGCTATATCCAGCCTGATAGCCCACAGCGGTGTTGGTTGAGGCTGTAGTGTTGGAGTAAAGCGAGTTATATCCAATTGCGGTGTTGTAACTGCCTGTGGTAAGCGAATACATTGCCGCTTGACCCACGCCAGTGTTACTGCTACCAGTATTTGAGCCAACGTTATTTGGCCCAGAAGCATCGCCAACAAAGGTGTTATATGAACCCGTTGTAAGTTCGGCTGCGGCATAAGCGCCAACGGCTACGTTGTAATTGCCTGTAGCGTTTTTCAAAGCCACATAACCAAGACCTGTTAATCGTGTGCCAGTGGTATTTGTATAAACTGCCTGATACCCCACAGCAGTGTTGTTAGAGGCTGTGGTGTTGTTTTGAAGTGCAGAACGACCGATTGCCGTGTTGTACGCACCAGAGGTTAAATAAGTTAAGGCATAAGCGCCAAATGCAGCATTGTCTGTGCCTGTAGTTGAACCAGCATTTCTACCCAAAGTCGCAGAACCAACAGCAGTGTTTGTTGACCCTGTTGCTACTAAGCCAGATTGATCGCCAACAAAAGTGTTGTCTGTTGCAGTAACACTTGCATTGCCAGCTTTATAACCAATCGCTGTAAATGCCGAACCCGTTGTATTGCTGTAACCAGCTTGATAACCTACAGCAGTGTTGCTGGAGGCTGTGGTGTTGGACAACAAAGCATTTGCACCCAGCGCTGTGTTGTAGCTGCCTGTTGTGTTACTTGCCAAAGTTACATCGCCAACAGCCGTGTTTTCTGTGCCGCTAGAGGTAACTTCTTGTGCTTTGTAACCGACAGCCGTGTTGCCATCGCCTGTAGATGTCGCAAGCGCCCGATAACCAAGAGCAGCAAGACGAGTACCAGTGGTATTTGTATAACCAGCCTGATAACCTACAGCAGTATTGTTTGAGGCTGTGGTGTTGCTTGTGAGGGCTTGTCGACCTATGGCTACATTGCTTGCGCCAGTTGTATTGGTTTGCAAAGCACGATACCCAACGCCAGTATTGTCAGAGGCTGTTGTTAGATTACCTAAAACATATTCCCCAATTGCTGTGTTTTGACTACCAGTTGTGTTTTGACCTAATGCTTCTCTACCAAAGGCAGAGTTATATGAACCTGTTGTATTAAGAGCTAAAGCATTTGTTCCAAACGCAACACTATCTGTTGCACTTGTTACTGCTGCCATAGCACCAGAACCTACCGCAGTAAGTCTTGCACCACTTGAATTCACCGCCAACGCACTTGCACCCACCGCAGTGTTAGTAGACACAGCACCCGCACCACGGCCTACGGTGATGCCGTAAACAGTCAGGTCAGTACCGCTGTACAGCAAGTTTGCAGAGTCAGTCTCAAGACCGCCTGTAGTGGAATACACTACACGGCCCGATGTCAGGCCAGTGTTGGTCAACGAAGTAACAGTCAGCGCACCAAAAGAAGCATTGCTGCTCACCTTGATGAAGTCCGATCCGTTCCAAGCGATCAGGGCCGATTCGTTTGCAGCAAGCGTCACGCCAGTAGTAGGGCCAGCACCAACAATCTTGACCGAGTACCCGCCAGTCGTAGCGTTGATGACCGTGTAAATTTTGGACTGCGCCGGGGCTGTGATTGTTCGCAGTGCTGTTCGTGCGCCAGAGCACAAGAGGATCGCTTCACGCGCTGTGTTGGCCGCGCCTGTCGTAGTGGTCAGCGTGACATCAGCATCAGTGCTCAAAGTGGTTGTGCCTGCAACAGCGGAGTCCAGAAGGGATGTAATACTTTGGTTAACTAAATCCCCCCATGTCCCTGAATTTTCACCAGTTACTGGAAGCGCCAGACCTAAAAGCGATGTGTATGCGGTTGTCATTTCAAAGTCCTTGCGTCAAATATGTGTGCGCCCTGCGCTGCTTAATCAGCAAGACCATTTTCTTGCTGACGCCAAATTTTTGGGCTGTTTTTAATAGCGAATCTGGGTTAAAAAATATGTCCCGTACGGTGCTTTCCGTGAGCTTGGCGTTATTACCGCGCTTGCCTTTGCGTGCTTCAGCAGATGCAATTATTGCAGTGGCGTGGTGTTTTGCCAATGTAGCTTTTTGGATTTCCAACAATTCGGCGGACACTGGTTTGCTTTTTGCCCCTTTGCCTCTTTTGATGGGTGGGTACTGTGCGTTCAAGTGCGTCCAAGAACTGCCATTACGCGCATCCTTGATGGTATCCACTGCGCAATTCAACTCAAACTTTTGAGCAATCAATGCCAAGACATCTGCGTTGGAAATATTCCAATGCTGTGGATCACGAGCAAACGCCACAATTTCTTCCGTCAGTACTGATTGCGGAATGTCTTCGCCAAATATCTGATCGACACGATCCCGGCCTTCCCCGCCAGAAGTCAGGTTGTAACCCTTGCCGCTTGCTGCGTATGTGCCGTGTTCAGCAATCAAACCGCGCTCGACTACTTGCAATTCTTGGAATGAGGTGGCTTCATACAAAACAGTAATACCAAAACTGTCTGTGCCGTATTTGCGCATGGCCTTGTAGAGCCGCTTATCGCTGCCAGTGCGTGCTGCACTCAAGTGTTCACGCCAACGCTTTGCCAAGGAGCATTGAGTAATCCCAATGTATCCGTGGCCATTTACGTTGTTCGTGATCTTGTAAACCAGCATTTGCTCTCTCAAGTTACGACTTCTTCCCATGCGGGGGTCTGTGCTGTTTCAACACCGCTCCAAGCAGGCGTCTGCGAAGTACCGACATTTTGCCAGTTTGGAGTCTGCGTGTCACCTATTAACGTCCAAT